GCAAAACTAATGAAAGTCAACCGTACAACGGTTACTTTCGCCGTGACAGGACGCAGTAACACCGAATTAGCAAAGAAAATCAGGAAAGCAGCTATCGAAATGGGCGGCGATCCTATATATAATGTATAACAAAAAAAAATATAAAAAAAATGAAACCAACATCAGCAGTAGAAATAAAATTTTTCAACCATGAAAACGGTATGGTTGAATACGTGGTTTATGTCGACCAAAAACAAGAATTTTCCATAAAAACAACTCCGAAAAAATGGTGTAACAGCAATCACCCGTTGAGGGTTTTTGAAGAATGGCTACTTGATAAAAACACAAAAGAAAAAATAACGAAAGTAGGTGCAGAAAAAATTATAGAATGTTTACAACGCTACCACGAAGTAGAAGAAAAATTAATCACCACCATTCCGATGTTGCATGAAGAAGATAAGGAAAACTATTCAGATTCCTATAAATGGTTACGTCTCCCAATGTTGGGTGAGTCTCCTGAAACGATTGGCAATATGATTTTATTAGACGTTGAATTACTTCCAAATGATTGTCTTGCTGGAATTCTTTTGGCAATATTAAAAAATCAAGTTCCCATAGGCGTTCAGATGAAAGGCCTTGGCATTTACAGGGATGGAAACTCTTTTCGCTTTTGTATTTCAGGCTCAACCTCGAAAGAAGACCTCCAAACTCTCTACGAGCAATATAAACAGAATCATTGTTTTTTAAATAAAACGTGAACCTAAATATATAATTATCCATATGTGTAATATTTAAAGTTTTGCGACGCAAAATTACACATTTTTCTGGAAGGCATACACACGGGGTTCGAGTCCCCGGCGGAAACAAAGAAATAAAGAAAATATGTACGAGATCATTGACGGAGTTAAATGTATTACGGTTAACGACTGGATAGAGGCAGGGTTAACTAAAAATCAGCTGTGGAAAGATTCACAAAAAAAATATATTACAATATTCAGACAAGGGAAAAACGGCAATACATTAATTGATGTAAAAAGCATCAAGCGTCCGGATAGGCTGCGGGTGATTGAGAGGGCGTATGGATCGGTAGACAATATTAAGAATACATCTATATATAATGTAGAGCTATCGACAGAGGCTCGGCAATTTTATTTAGAATATACGAAGCCTGACGGATCACCACTTGATTCGGCAACTATAGAATCTTATACAAACAAGGCATCTCTTTTTGAAGCATTAAAAAAAGGACTTGAACTACAAACGATAGCAATGGCGAAAGCCGGTAAACGCGTGCGTATGGGGGAATGGTATCAGTTGGCACTTGACTTTTACCAAGAAAATCAAAGCACCTACCCTTGTTCAGATATCACCAATGTAAGAAGCTTTGAAAGGGCATTTAAACAATTTTTAAATGACGGTTATATTTCGATCATTCACGGCTTGGTTGGCGGAGATAATGCTCGCAAGGTTTCGGTTAAAATGGAAAATCTACTCTTGTCGTTATGGCGAACACATGACAAACCATTCATTAATCGAGTTTATGAATTATACGTTGATTTTATATCAGGAACCAAAGAATTATACGATGCCGAGACAGGCGAAACATTCCGCCCTCAAGATTTCTCACACAAAGGACGAGCTGTAGAGATTAGCGAAGCGACTGTATGGAATTATCTGAAGGATGTGGTAAATCAAACGGCTGTATATGCAGACAGAAACGGAAACTTTGATTATTCTAATAAGATGCGGCCGAAACATACGCGTAAACTTGGAAAATTCAGCTTGAGTAAAATATCAATGGATGACGTGGCTTTGTCGAGAAAAAGTAATCGTGGTTGGGTGTATAAATACATAGCTGTAGATGTAGTTTCAGGTTATTATTTCCGTCCCGCTTATGTGGTTGGCAAACCGACGATACAAACCATTGTTGAGGCATTCCGGAATATGTTTTGTGAGCTATCGGATCTTGGACTGCCAATGCCGGGTGAGCTCGAAGTTGAAAGTCACTTAATGAAAGATATTCCCTTCTTGAATGAATTATTCCCATTTGTACGTTTTTGCGTAAGTCCTACAGAAAAAAGAGCTGAGCATGCTATTAGAGCTTTAAAATATGGAGCTGCTAAAGATGCCGGACACACACGTGGACGTTGGTATGCAAAGCATGAGGCTTATAAAGTAGTACGGAATAAAGTGGAAGGCGATTATACCGAGCCGGAATATCAACCTCAGACTATCGTTGCTGACGACTTAGCCGATATCGAAGCACACAACAGGTCTCTCCATCCGCTTCAGCGAACCTATACCGGTATGACCAGGAAAGAAGTTTTATTAAGTCGAGTTAATCCTAATTTAAAGCCAATCAAAGAATTTTATTTATGGAAATACATTGGCAACTCGGTTGATACTTCTATATATAATAATAATCATTGTCCGGCTGCCAATTGCGAGTTTGAGCTTGCTGATTTTACCTGCTTACAACGCTTAAAACCAAACGACAGAAGTGTTACTGCCTATTGGCTGCCTGCTGCTGATGGAAGTGTAAAAAGCATCTACTTATATCAGGGAGAGACTTACATAGGTGAGGCAGTTAACAGATCAGTGTATAAATACAACGAGTGTCAAATCGAACGCACTGAAGAGGACAAAGTAAACATACTCCATCAAAACAAGCGAATTGCACAATTTGATAAGATGATAAACGATCGCAGGTTGGAGATTCCCAATGTGGGTAAGTTAGAAGCAAGCACGGCAAGTATGATACGTGATATACCGGTAGAGATAGTAGAAAATGAGCAGCCTAAGAATTATGAAGAAGATGAATTTAGCGACATGCAAGATTACACTGCCTTAGCAATACAAAGTTTATAACAAAAAAATAAATCAAGATGGTAACAACAGAGTTAAAAAATAAAGTACTTAAAAGCCTTAATGAACAAAGGCAAAATTTTGACGGTAGTGATGCAAAATTCGCTGTTAGTATTGGCATCAGTAATGCTCAATACAGTAGGATAAAAAACGGTGAGTTGGATCGTGTAATAAGTGATTCGAGTTGGATAAGTTTAGCGAGGCGATGCGGCTTATCTCTTGACAATGCTCCCGACTGGAAAACTGCCAATACTCCGGTATATCAATTTATCACTGCACAACTTGAAAAATGCCAAAATGAAAGTTTATCATCGCTTCTGTGTGATCTATCGGATATAGGTAAAACCTATACTGCAACACAATACGCAAAAACTCATAAAAATGTGGTATATGTGGATTGTTCACAGGTAAAATCGAAACAAAAACTCATTAAATACATTGCAAAAGAGTTTGGTGTAAATCATACCGGTAAGTATACTGAAGTGTATGAAGACTTGGTTTTTTACCTAAAAACGCTGCCTCGTCCGCTGATTATACTTGACGAAGCCGGCGATTTGCAATATGACGCATTTCTGGAAATTAAGGCACTGTGGAATGCATCGGAAATGGCATGCGGATATTATATGATGGGAGCCGATGGACTTCAGCAGAAAATACGAAGATCCATTGACTGTAAAAAAGTAGGCTACACAGAGGTGTTTAGTCGCTTTGGTAAGAAGTATGGCAAGGTGATTCCCTCCGGCAAAGGCGAGAGCGCATCCTTTATGCTAACCACAGCAGCCATGATAATAAAAGCCAATGCCATCACAGGCACCGACGTCAACGTGCTTCTTAAAAAAACGATTGGTGATGATGGCATGCCATCCTTACGCCGAATTTACAAAGAAATCAGAAAAACAAACTAAGCATGAGAGCTTATTCGGTAGATAATGTTATTAGTAAGAAATTCAATACACTTGATTTCTGTGGGCATTGGCTTGAATCGGTAGGCACACCGGAGCTTACCGGATCATGGTTTATATATGGACCGCCGAAAAATGGAAAGACAAGCTTTGCCATGATGGCGGCGAAGTATTTATCGGAGTTTAAACGTGTAGCTTATAATTCTATCGAAGAGGGAATCAGCTTAACGATACAAATGGCAATGAAACGCGAGAACATGCAGGAGGTAGGCAGTCGGGTTGTATTGCTTGATAAAGAACCGGTGCAGGACTTGGTCAAGAGACTTGGAAAGCATAAATCACCGGATGTTGTAATAATCGACTCTGTTCAATTTGCCGAGCTTACATTCTCTGATTATAAATCTCTAAAAAGCAGATTCCCTCATAAACTATTTATCTACATTTCGCACGTTGACGGCAAGCTTCCGGAAGGGAATGTGGCTAAAAGGATATGGAGAGATAGCAATGTGTTTTTTAGGATAGAAGGCTTTCGTGCATTTCCGGTAAGCAGGTACGGAGGCGGAGAATACATGAATGTAAACGATGAATTAGCAGCAAACTATTGGGGACTTAAAAATACAACAAAATGAGAACAATTCAACAAAACAGGAAACTTTATTGGCTGTTTAACCGGCTAAAACTTAACGAGGACGTAATTAGAGAACTTGTTAACGAAACCACACACTATCGCACAGTGCATACATCGGAGCTGTCTTTTTTGGAGGCTATGGAATTGATTAAGTACCTTCAAAATTTAAGTCGATCAGGAGAACAAAAGAAGACTGAAACGCTTACCCTTGATAGAAAGCGTAAAGGTCTCATTAAAGCAATCTTCAGCTGGTACGACCGTCAAGGCAAAGTTGTGGACATAAATTACGTAAAAGCTACCGCCTGCAGAGCGGCTGGAATGGATGTGAAAGATTTCAATAAAATCTCTGAAACAACCCTTACAAGACTATACGCTGAGTTTTGCAGAAAGCAGGTGGCGCAGAATGATATAAGAAGGGAATATCATCGATTTTTTAACAATTAAAACATAGAAACATGAATGTAATTGACCCTAAACTGATTCAAAAAACTCGACGTCAAAAACGTAACGAGAAGCTATTTAACACTTTTATGGTTATTGCTTTTATTGCAATGACCGTGTTTGCCGTCTTAATTTATTGCCGTTATGGAAACTAAACAA